CCAAATAATTATAAAAAAACTAGTTTTTTTTAATATTGTATAATATTTATATTACACATGAACTATAATATAAATTATCAGTAGTTTGTGTTAAATATGCGCATATATGAGTAAAGAAATGATGACTATGATAACAACTATTGTTGTTGCTATCATAACAGCTATTGTAGGTCCTATCCTATTGGAATGGTTTAGAAATAAATTCAATAAAAAGAAACCAAAAGCTGTTCATGAAGCTATAACCTTTAATGCTATGGTTGATGAACAATTAAGTCAATTAATGGATGATTTAAATTGTAATAACATATGGATAGCACAATTTCACAATGGTGGTAATTTTTACCCAACAAAAAAATCAATTCAAAAGTTTTCAGTTTTTTACGAGAAAGTAAGTTATAACACATTTGGTATCTCACCAATTTTACAAAATATACCAGCTTCATTATTCCCTAAAGCATTAGATAAGGTAAATACAGAATCTTATTTAGAAATTTTAGATATTGAAGCTTCGAATGAATTTTATGGGTTAGAAACAATTATATCCCAATTAAAAGCTAAATCATTATATTTATTTGGTATTTATAGTTTAAATGATGTATTAATTGGTGTTCTAGGTATTTCATACAATGACAAGGTAGTTGAATTAACAGATGAAGACCATAGTTATATATCACAAAAATTGGGTGCTGTTGGTACATTATTAACTAATTATCTCTATAAATTAAATGAAAAATAAATATTAAGCCTTAATATTAAGGCTTTTTTTATTTTAACTTATATTTATATATAAAAAATATTATGGCTAAAATTTATGACGTACATAGTGTTATTGTAGCTGCTGGTGATGCAGATTTTACTTCACATGCTTATACTGAAATATATGGTGGTTCTACAGGTTGTTCTATAACTATCAATGGTACTCCAATATCTATGGGGCCTAGTTCTAGTTTATTTATAGCTGTTAGAAGCGTTTCAGGTGGTAGTGGTTGTTATTTACTTGGTTCACACAAACATGTATTTAACGGTAACGATAATTTATTTTAATAAGAAAGTAATTAAATAATAAAAAATGAAAAATTTACAGGGTAAAGAAGCAGTTAATAGAATGTTAGAACTAATGGGAAAAACACCTATTAACGAAAATAAAACAAGCTCAGTTGTTGAGTTAACAAAAATGGGACCAGATGGTAAAGTATATGGTATAGTTAGAGAAAATCATGAATATTACATTAAAGTGGCTAACACTAATGATAATTTAATGGTTGAAAATTTCAATTATATCGGAGGTTTGATGAATAAAAAAGATAAATCATACCCATCATACGCTAAAGCATTAAAACAATTAAATTTGAAATTTATGAGTCTTAATGAGTCTATTGGTAAGGCTGGTCAAGTTAATGTATTTCTTAATGATAATTTAATTAATGAACACCATGGTATGAAAGCTGAGGCTTCTTTAAGTGCTACTAAAGGTGTTGGTGATAATGAAGAATATATTGTTAATAAAAAAGGTAAAGATTTATCTTATGATACTAAAGAAGGTAAAGAGAAAGGTCAATTTGGTGATAATTTAGCAACAAAAGATACTGACGATGAGTTTGAAAAAGTTAAATTATCTGAAAATGAAACATTAATTGATTCTATGATTACTGGTGAAGAAATTGAAACTATCGAATCTAAAAGAAAAGGGTTTTCAATTGAAAAAGCTATTAATGAGATGGACGAAGTTATTGATTCAGTAACTACTAAAAGTAAAATTGATAGGATTTTAGAAGGTTTGTCAATTGAAGAAATGGCTGAATTAACAGATTCATTAAAAAAAAAAATCTAAATAATAATAATAAAATATCTACAGGTTTATTTTCTGAAGAAGAAGATGGTTATAACATTGTAGATGAGACTATTTCTGAAGATACAAAATATAAAATAAAGCTGGCTACCCCTAAAAAGGAACCAGCTTTTCCTGTTTCTGAACCTATGGATGATGAACCTATGGATGATGAACCTATGGATGATGAACCTATGAGTGATGAACCTATGGGTGGTGATACTATGGATAATAAACCTATGAGTGATGAACCATCAGGTGATGCACCTTTTGATAAAACACCATTTAATGCTGGTGTCGAAGCTGATGAAGATGAAGACCCAAAGAAATTTATAGAGCAATTAACTGGTAAATTAGGTACAACATTAAGAAGTTACACTAAAAAAGAAGGTGGACCAGACTTTGATTTGGAAAAATATATCATTAATTCGGTTATTTCAGCAACACATACCGCTGAAATGGAAGAAGAAGATAGAAAAGATATTATTAAGAAAATAAATGACGCTGGTGAAGATGCTGAACCAAAGGATGAAACTCCAAATGAGGATATACCAGAAGATAAACCATCAGAAGATTCTGAATCTATGGATGATAATAAAGATGAATTAAATGAGTATTTTGATGAATCTGAATTTAGTGATAATCAAGAATATGAAAATTTAAAATTTAAAAATCCTAATGAATTAATTAATTTTTTAAGAAATAACATATTCCCATCACTAACTGATGAAGAAATAGATTCATATATATTAGAATTAATAACAGCGTTTGACATTAAAAATAGATTATCTGAAAATGATAAATATTTTGAAGCTGATAGTAGATTTGCATATGAAGAAACTAAATCAGTATGGGAAGCAAGTGATTTATTAGGTGAGGGTGGAAATGAAGAAGGTAATCCAACTAGATATATGTTCTTCAGTAATTTAGAGCAAATGAGAAGACAAGCTGGTTTATTATTAGATTTAGATGAAGGTAAAATTGAAGCTATATTAAATAGTGGTCACGATTGGGCTGCTGACCATATTGCAACAGCAAAAGAAAGTTTTGACCAAGTATTTGATTTCTTAATGAACGAAACTAAAAGTGGTGATATGTGGAAATCTGTTGATATTGAAGACCATAACGATGAAGAAGATTATGATTATTCTGAATGGTCTAAACCAATGGAATTAAAGCAAGATGTTCAAATTTCTGAAGGATTGAAATATCACTTGGATAATAAATTAGCGTTAGGTGAATCAGTTTTTAGATATGGTTCTGATAAATTCTTTGAATTAATTAAAGAAGTAAAAAGTTTATATGGTAAAGACTTGATTAATCTTAATGAGAATGATACATTTATTGTTAATGATTTTGATGCTTCAAAAAAATTATCGGTTGATAGGAGTGTAATTAGATATAGATTAAAATCTAAAAATTTTTTAACTTATATTTATATATGATTAATATGGAAAATTTTAAATGTAAAGGAAAAAATTGTGGACATGAGTGGGTGACTGAAGAAAAAGATAGTCACCCATATCTATGTCATGATTGTGGATACGATAGTAAAACACATAAATATAATTTTAAAGCGTTAAATGATTGGAAAATGAGTCAGAAACCTTATACTGAAGAAAAAAATAATAATGTTATTAAAAGAACATTTTCTAATAGCGTTAATGAATCTGAATTAGTATGGCATAGAGATAAAAAGGATAGGGTAGTTAAACTTTTATCTGAAACAGATTGGATGATACAGTTTGATAACGAGTTACCAAGAAAGATGAGTATTGATGAAGCTATCACAATACCTAAGAACGTTTATCATAGAGTAATTAAAGGAAGTGGTGATTTAATGGTTGAAATAACTGAAACTGACGATGTTAATGAAGAAGAGATAATTGATGAGATGAAATGTTGGGATGGTTATCATAAAGAAGGTACAAAAATATCAGATAAGACTGGTAAACGTGTAAACAATTGTGTTAAAACTAAAAAGAAGAAAAAATCTTTAAAAGAATCAATATGGAATATTAATCCAAAAGTTTTAAAAAATTAATAATATGGAAAAGTTATATTTAATTTATATTAATAGTATAGGTAAAGACTGGAAGGGTAATTACTTGTATGAGTTTTTGTATGGTGATAATATTGATGGTGTTGATGGTGAAGAATGGGATTCTGTACCAGCATCTGGTAGACCAGAACCACCACATGAAGAATTTGTAAAAAAAGTTGGTAGATTAACGACCGAACTTAAATTATCTTTAATACAAGAAAGTAATACATTTTGTATTTGGGATGCCGTTGATGGTATAATAGCATTAGGATGGGAAGATATTGATGAATATGATGAATACCCAGAGAATAGATTATGGTTTAAATTTGGCGAGGAATTATCATCAGTTAATGATAAATTATACGAAAAAGATATTGTATTGGATTATGAAAAAAATAAATAAAAAAATATTAAAAGAAGCTGAAGAAATAAAGAAAAATGTAAATCATGATGGTGTAAGACTTGAAATGTTTAATTATTTAAAAAGCTTAAATTTTAATAAATCAGATAAAAAAGGTTTAGCTGATGTAAACAAAGATGGTATTGATGATACTGAAATATTTACATTTTTTTCAAGTGATAAAACGTTAAGAATTATTTGTGGTATATCATCATTTTCTAGTGGTGATGTTAAAATAATTATATTAATCGATGGCGATAAAGGTAATGTTATTTTAAAAAGTACAATGTTTGATGATGTTAATGATGTTAAGAAAAAAATTAATTCATTTGTAACTAATGAGTTAGAAAATAGTAGATTAACTAATTTAGGTGTTAATGTTAATAAACAACACGAATTATCAAAAAGAGAAAAAGATGAAATAACAAATAAAATTATAGATACTTTTAAAACTAAAGGTAAAGATGCGGCTGATGAATTATTTAAAAAATATAAACATCTATTAGAGGAGCAAGATTGTATTAAATTAACTAATCTATTAAATGAAGCTGTTGTTAAACCTGAATCAACTAAAAACCCAGAAGGTGATAAAAATAATGATACAACTGAATTAGATGATACATCTAAAAAAGCTAAAGAAACTAAAGATGAGTTGAATTATATAAAAAAATGTTTAGATGATATAAAAAAAACAGGTGAAGAGGTTTTTGGTACAAATGAAAGTATTAATAATGTTAAGACTATTATTAAAATATCTGATTTAAACAATAGAATTAATGAGAATAAAGACTGGAGAAAAAATAAAACTAGAGATAATTTATATTCATCTGGAATTAAAGAAAGAATGAATTATGAAATAGAAGAAGCATTAATTAATGGTAATCATCCATTAAGCGAGTCTAATATATTTCCAGATTCTCATGATATATCTAGTGATGCAGCTTTGATGGTTAAAGAATTTGAGTATTCAGTTAAAAAATGTCATGAAGCATTTGGTATTAATGAAATTAACAATATTCAATTATATGAAGATATGGGTTCATTGTTGAAAGAAATTAAAGAATTGGAAGAACCTAATAGAAAGAAATTAGTGGAATTAGCAAAAAAGATAATAGTAGACGAATTTAATATACCCGAAGGTGCTATAAATTTTGAATGTGAATTGGTTGATTCATTGAAACCAAAAAGTAAAAAAACTAAAAAGAAAGAAAGTGAGGTTGTATTTGAAAGTAGTGAGCAAATTACTGAAGCGATATATGCTTTAGATAAAAAGAAAGGTATATACGCATTTGCTGAAGGCGCTGTTGATAATGCAACTAACTTATATAGAAGTATTGATGAACTTGTGGATATTAATCCTCAATTATCAAATAACTATAATAAAATAATGTATGGTGCTAAATATCTAAACTATGTTACAAATAGTGATGATGATAAAGTATATGGTGGTGATTATTCTTGTGAATACAAAAAAAACTCAAACGATACTATAACACCAACAATTAAAGTTAAAGCGATAGCATTCCCTATTTTGGTTCAAGAAATGTACAGAGGTGTTATGGATGTTTTATCTACACATGGTATACATGATAATGATACAATTGCTGAGTATGTTCAAGATAATGATGATTATGCTGAATGCCAACCATGGTATTCTAAGTTTGGTCCTAGAATATGGAAGAAATTCTGTGGAAACATTTCTAAAGATGATAATAAATTAAAATATGAAGTGTATGCTAAATTAATAAAAAAAGAACCTAAACAATTTTTAGATTCAGTAAAAGAAATAATTGCAAACACAAGAAAAGCTAAAGTAATAATTGATGAAATCATAAACGAAATAAAAACAGAAAAATTAACTGAAAAATATAATTCAACTGTTAGTAACACTTATTTCGATAAAGATGAACTAATCTAAAGTAAAAACCTATCAATTGATAGGTTTTTTTGTTTTTAAGAAGGTTTGACATATTTATTAATATATAAAATAATATGTTAACAGCAAGTGAAATATTTGAGGAATATGTTAAATGTATAAATGACCCAGCTTACGCTATTGAAAGTTATTTAAAAACATTTGATAAAACTCAAGAAGGTTTTGTTCCATTTAAATTATTTGTTAGACAAAAGCAAATAATAAAGTCGTATGAGAAAGAAAGATTTAATTTAGTTACCAAACCTAGACAGGCTGGTATATCTACCGTTACGCAAGCTTATTTAAGTATTAAAATAGGTTTTGCTGACCCAAATAACCCTGAGACTATTATAGTTATTGCCAATAAATTAAATTTGGCTAAGAAATTCTTAAAAGGTATAAAGGATTATGTTATACAATTACCTAGATGGGTTTGGGGTAATGAATATTATGGTAGTAAAGATAAAGAACAAGTAAATATATTTGTTAAAGATTCTCAAATTGAAATAGAATTACCAAATGGTTCTAAAGTTATTGCTGTTGCAACGTCAGTGGATGCATTAAGGGGATATACACCAACTTATCTAGTATTTGATGAGGCAGCCTTCATTGATAAAGGTTCTGATTTATACGCAGCTGCTGTGACTTCGCTTGGTACAGGGGGTAAATGCACCTTAATATCCTGTGTTACAAAGGATTCATTTGTATTTACTGATGAAGGTATTAAACAAGTTAATCAATTTATAAGTGATGAAAATATAAGTGGTGGTTATAATGTACCTCACTATAATATATTGGGTTTAGATAAACCTAGACAATCAAATATATTTTTTAATAATGGATTTCATGATACAATAAAAATTAAATCTACTTCAGCTGAATTAGAAGGTACTTTCACGCATAAAGTATGGGCTTATTCATTTAAACATAATAGATATGATTGGTATCAAATGTCTGATTTAAGTGTTGGTGATTATATCAATATACAATACGGTTTTAATTTATGGGGTTCTGATAATAGTTTAAATTGTGAATATAAAACAAAAAATAAACTAAATGAAATAACAAATGATTTAGCATATTTATTAGGTTTGCATATATCAGATAATAAATTAGCTCAAAATACATTTTATGATATATCAAATGATTATTTCGATAAAATATTATTATCAATCGGATTTGATTTAAATAATAAAAAACAAGATAAAATAATACCAGATAAATCATTAGCTTTACCTAAAGATATTATGATATCATTGGTTCAAGGTTTAATGGATGGTAACGCGGTTGTAGATGTTAGATTAAACAAAATAACATTTAATTGTGAATCTGAATTGTTATCAAAACAATTAAGAATGATATTATTAAACTTAGGTATATTAACAGAATTAAAAATAAAAGATAATTTTCAATTAATAATATCTAATCATAATGTTAAATTATATTATGATTTAGTTGGTTTCAGATTTTCATCTAAACAAAGTAAAAAATATATAAGTGATAATGTATCTGAAATTATTGAGTTTATACCTGATGGTAAGAAAATAATAAGAGATATTATTGACGAATATTCATTAACCAATAGGTTAAGAAATACTGGTTTAAAAGTAAGTGATGTTAAATTGAATAAAATTAATAAATCTGATGATTTAAATAAACCTACATTCATTAAGTTTATTGATTATTTTACAAATATATTAAAAATAAATTTATCTAATTACAATATAGATAAAGTATTATTAAATAATAGTAAATGGGAAAAAATAAAATCTATAGATTATTCTAAAAATGAAACATATGATTTTTCTTTACCAAATGATGATAATGATTTTTGGTGTCATTCAGTAGTTTATAACGGTATATTAGGTCATCAAACACCAAACGGTTATGATGATTTATATTATAAAACTTATGAACAAGCAATAAGAAAAGAAAATACATACAATATTATAGAATTAAAATGGTATGAAGACCCACGATATAATAAAGATTTAAGATGGATTAAAGGTGATGATGTCATTATTGAAACAGAATTCACATTAGAATCATTTAAAAAGAAATATTCTGAAGGCTATAAACCCACATCTAGTTGGTATGAGAACATGTGTAAAAACATGAACCAAGATAAAAAGAAAATAGCACAAGAATTAGATGTGTCTTTCCTAGGTTCAGGGGGTAACGTAATAGATGATGAATATATTTTATTTCATGAAAAACATAATGTGACTGAACCTAAATTTGTTGATAAAACATATTATGATGGTAATAGTGGTTTGATATGGATTTGGTCTGAACCTATTGAAGGTCATGAATACATTTGCGCAGCGGATGTGTCTAGAGGTGATGGTTCTGATTATTCTGCTATGCAAATAATTGATTTTACAACAATGGAACAGGTTGTTGAATATCAAGGTAAAATACCACCTGATTTATTTGCTGAATTATTGGATATATACGGTAGAAAATATAACGCATTTTTAGTTGTCGATAATATTGGTGTTGGTCATACTACAACAAGTAAATTAGAAGAGTTAAAATACCCAGATTTATATTATGAAGAAAAATCAAAAGGAAATAAAGCGGTTGGTTTTAATATAAATGGTGTCCGTTTACAATTAATATCACATTTAGAAGGTATGATTAGAACAAACGAAATTAAAATAAGGTCTTTACGATTAATACATGAAATGAAAACTTTCATTTATAAGAATGGTAGACCTGACCATATTGAAGGGTATCATGATGATTGTATTATGGCTTTGGGAATGGGTTTATGGGTTTTGCAATCATCATTTAAAAGTTTAAAAAAATCAAATGAACAAACTAAAGCAATATTATCATCTTGGAAAGTTGGTGGGGCTGAAGATAGCATGTCATCAACAATAGATGTTTATGACCCAAATAAAAATAAAAAGGTAACTAAAATAAATCCTAGTCATTCAGCATACAGAAATGTTCAAGACCCTAATGGTGATTATTTATGGTTATTTTCTGGATTAAAATAAATAATTATGGCTAATATTTTATATAGAAAAACATCAAATAGTAAGTCAGTTCAAGCTTCGTATAGTTGGACTCATACTAATGATTTAACTAAAACTAACTTAAATCTAAATGCAATAGAAACTACAACAATTAGTGGTAAATGTTTTAGAGATGAAGATTATGTAACAACTTATTCATATGAATTAAGTTATGTTAATGGTGATGAAAAACATCTTTCATATGTCTATTGTGGATATGTTGAATAACTATTGATTTTTAACAATAAAACAGTAAATTATAATAATTATAAATAAAACAATATGGCAAATAATAAAACGATATTTCAAAGATTAAATTCAATATTTGATGCTAGTGGTGTTGATTTAACAAAAGTTAATAATCAAACTAAAAATAGTTCAAATACATATTCACTTAATAACGATATATTACTTAAAACACCTTCTAAAGAAGAATACGAGTTAGCAAAATTACAAGCGCAACAAGGTAAATTCTTAAGTGGTTTATGGAAAAAATCTGAAAATGAATTATTGCAACATTCATTACATTATGAAACAACTAGAATAGGTTCTTATGCTGATTTCGAAAGTATGGAGTTTTATCCTGAAATTGCGGCAGCTTTGGATATTTTTATGGAAGAAGCAACCACAGTCAATGCTAAAGGTAGAGTTTTGAATATTTATTCTGAAAGTAAAAGAATACAAGGTGTTCTTGAAGATTTATTTTTTAATAGATTAGATATACATTTATCATTACCAATGTGGACAAGAAATATTTGTAAATATGGTGATAATTTTTTACTATTAAATATTGATGATAAAAATGGTATTGTAGGTACTAGACAGTTGCCTAATTTTGAAATAGAAAGAAAAGAAGGTGATGTTGTTTATAATCAATATAGTAATGAATACAAAATAAATAATGAGGGTGAAAACGCTAAAGTTAAATTCTTTTGGAGAGGTAGAGATTTTGAGTTTAATTCATGGCAAATAGCTCACTTTAGATTATTAGGTGATGATAGAAGACTTCCGTATGGTACTAGTTTGTTAGAAAAAGCTAGAAGTATTTGGAAGAGATTACAATTAGCTGAAGATGCTATGTTGGTGTATAGAATAACAAGAGCACCTGAAAGACGTATTTATAAAATATTTGTTGGTAACTTAGATGATAAAGATGTTCCAGCATACGTTGATGAAATAGCAAATAGATTTAAAAGAAGGCCAGTTATAGACCCACAAACAGGTCAAATTGACTTAAGATATAATCAATTAGCTAATGACCAAGATTATTTTATACCAGTAAGGGATGAGAATGCAGCAACACCAATTGATACATTACAAGGAGCGTCAAATTTGGATGCGATTGGAGATATTCAGTACCTTCAGCGTAAATTATTTACAGCTTTAAGAGTACCAAAAACGTTTTTAGGTTTTGAAGAAGCTGTCGGTGATGGTAAGAATTTAGCATTACAAGATATTAGATTTTCAAGAACAATTAATAGAATACAACAAGCAATTATTTCTGAATTAAATAAAATTGCTATTATACATTTATATATGCTTGGTTTTGAGGATGAATTAAATAATTTTAACTTATCATTAAATAACCCTTCAACTCAAGCTGAAATGTTAAAAATTGAACAACTACAAGCTAAAATGTCAGTATATAAAGATGCTATATCTGAAGCTGGAAATGGTTTCATGGGTATGTCTATGACTAGAGCTAGACGTGAAATATTAGGTTGGTCAGATGAAGAAATTAGAAAAGATTTACTAGAACAAAGACTTGAAAAAGCAGCAGCAGCTGAGATTGAACAAACTTCTTCAGTTATTAAAACTACTGGAATGTTTGATGAAGTTGATAGTATATATGGTGATATGTCAGCGGTAGGTGCTGGTTCTCCAGAGGGACAAGAAGGTGATAGTGGAATGTCTGGTGGAGGTGGCTTCGGTGGTGGAGGTGGTGGATTACCACCGTTAGATACAGGTTCACCATCAGAAGAAGGTGGTTTAGAACCAGTTGAAACTCCAGAAGGTGGTGCTCCAGAAGGTGGTGCTCCAGATAGTGAAGCGCCAACTGAATTATCGGAGAGATTTAATAAACGTAAAAATTTAATTAAAGAAAATGTAGTTAAACATAAAAATTTAATAACAGAAAAACAAAATTATGTTAATAAATTACTAGATGTTATTGATAGTAATGAAAAACCATTAATCAATGAAAGAGTGGTGGTTTATGATAAGAATTTAAAAATTAATGAACATATTAATTCAATTATTAAAGATATTGATGATATGTTAAAGGATTAAGATATATTTATTTAATAAAATATAATATTATGAATAAAAATTTAAAGAATTTTGGTAAAATTAAGAATGTATATAATACAATCTTAGTTGAGTCTATTTCATCAAAAGATAATAATAAATCTACGTTTAAGAATTATATTAAAACAATTAAAAATGATGAAATACTTAAAGAACAATTTTTAATATATACAAATATTGAAAATAAAATAGAAAGTGATAGATTTAAGGCAACTGAATATGTTAAAGAATCTATAGGGTTATTATCAAAATACCCTAAACAAGCTATCATAGAATCAAACACTAAATTAATCGGTGATATTGCATTTGAATTTGATACTGATTATGATAAAAAGGAATTACATGAAGCTATATCTACATTAATTTTTACTGATAAGAAAGCAAATACATTAGATACAATTATGGAAGCTACTGATGTTGTTGTTAATTATATTACCAATAATAAAGGTAAAGAAGTTAATGAAGATTTAAATGTACCTAATAGTTTATTATTATCATTATCTGTTGATAAATTTAATGAGGAATATTCTAATATTGATGAAAATGAAAAAAAATTATTACAAGTAATTTTAAATGACGATTCATCAGAAAAAGAAACTTTATATAAAAATTATATTGAAGAATGTATTACTTCTATTAATGATAAATTAGTGAATGAAAGTGATTTAGATATTAAAAATAAATTATTAAATGCTAAAGATAAATTATTGAAGTTTAGTTTTAATAATGATACATTCAATAATGACATAACAAAAATATTAACTTTAAGAAAATCTTTAATTTGACTTTTTAACTATTGATATTATATTAATAAAAAGATATATATTATGATAGTTAAAAAAGGAAAGCAAATTAAAATTAATGATATTAAAGAATTTAATATTATACTAGGTACTGTAGATAATAAGTCATCAAAGAGTTTATATTTTAATATAACTGGTTGGGCTGAACCTTTGGATATGGAAGCTGATAATAATTCAGCAATTAAAGAATTAAATAGAACTATTAGAAAGAAAACATACGAATTTTTAAATAAAAAATTATTTAATTCAAATAGATTTTTAATTGATTTTGAAATAAAAGAATCTGGTTTATCTGCTAATAGACGTAGTTATATGAGTTGTGAGATTACATTATTTAAAATAAACGATTTTAAAATACAAAATGATATTATAAATGATAGTTTAATGAATTTAATAAGTGATTTGATAGAAAACGTTTTTAAAAATAATAAAAATTTTAAATTCCATAAAACAAAAAAATAATAGTTATTAGTTTTTTTTTGGAAGCCTCTATATATAAATATAGAGGCTTTTTTATTTATACCACATATTTATATATAAATAAAAAAATATGTATACTGAATACCCTATTAATAATAATAACACGCAAAATAAAAAGATGCTTTTAATTGAGCGTGATTCTGGATATATTTCAATTGATGATGATAGAAATAAAAAGTCCATTAATGAAATAACAAAAATAAATAACGATATTGAAATAAAAGAAAATCAACCATTGATTGTTTATGTTGTATTACAAAAGTGGGGTGTTAAAAACAAAAATGGTAGGATTTACCCTAAACATATATTAGAAAGGGAAAATGATAAATATCAAGATTTAATAAGAGAGAGAAGAGCTATAGGAGAATGTGTACCAGCTGGTACTGAAATTTTAACCAAAAATGGATGGGTTGATATTAAATACGTTAATGTAGGTGATGAGGTATTCACTTTAAATTTAGAAAATAATGAGATTCAAATTCAATCAGTTTTTAATACCATTAATAAACCATATAATGATGATTTAGTTCATATCTATAATCACGGTACTTTAGATATGAAATTAACTAAAAACCATAAAATGGTATTATGGGATAGAAATAATAATCCATATGAAATGACAGCTATCGATTTTCATGATGCTATGTTAAGGGGTGATTCAAGAGTTTCTCATTCTAAAATAAACTATGGTGGTGTTTGGAATGGTGTTAATGATGAATATTTTATATTACCAAATACAGATATAAAAATAAATATTCATGATTGGGCCGCGTTTTTAGGTATATTCATTTCTGAAGGTCATACTAGTGGTAGTAATGGTGGTAAAGTAGTAAATAAAGTAACAATAACACAAACTAAAGAAAATCAAAAAAAATTACTAATAGAATTATTAGATAGACTACCATTTAAATATTATATATCAGATGATAGACAATTTAATATTTATGATAAAGATTTACATGAACATTTATCAGTATTAGGTAATTCATATCAAAAACATATACCTGATTATGCTAAACAATGGTCAAAAGAAGTTTTAACAACATTATTAAATTGGTTATTAATAGGTGATGGTAAAAATCGTCATAACCCAAAAGGTGAATTGTTAAGAGAGTACTACACTACATCACCTAAATTATCTGAAGATGTTTATGAGTTATTTTTAAAGTTAGGTAGTGGAGCGTCAATTAATATTAGAAAACAAAAAGATAGATATATCACAGACATTAAAACAGAAGTTAGTGAAGTTGATAATGGTGATGGTACAATTTCTTTGATTAAAAATAAAATAAAAAGAAAAAGATTAATTAAAGAAGAAAATTCAAAATTATTATATACCATATCTGAAAAAAAATCAGCTTCAGTTTATTTAGATAAAAGATATGTTAAAGTTGAATTAGAAAAATTTAATGATAATGTTTATTGTGTTTCGGTACCAAATAAAACTTGGTTAATGAGATACAATAATAAAACTGCTTGGACACATAATTGTGACCACCCAGAGACATCCATAATTTCAGCTGATAGAGTGTCTCACACAATACTTGAAACATGGTGGGAAGGAAAAACTTTAATGGGTAAAATGGAGATTTTAATGTCACCAGGTTTCCTTAAATTCGGTATAGTTTCCACTAAAGGTGATGAAGTCGCAAATCTACTTAGAAATAAAATTATGATTGGTGTTTCATCAAGAGGTGTTGGTTCATTAAGAGAAGTTAACGGTGAACAAGTTGTACAAGAAGATTTTGAAATAATTTGTTGGGATGTTGTAACATCACCAAGTACGCCTGGTTCGTGGATTTTTAATGAAAAAGAATCAGCTAAACCTTTTACCGAATCTGTTGAAAATAAGAAAAATTTATTAAACGATTCTTTAGATAATTTTTTATTGGATTAATTTTTTTTCAATAAAAATGTCTTTTTCATAAATATTACATATTTATTAAGAAATGGAATTATCCCATTATTAATAATATTAATAAAAAATAATAAATAAATAATAATAACAAAATGGCTGATAAAGAAAAATCAATTATTGAACGCGCTTTGTTGGATGTTAAAAGAATCCAAGAGACGTTGAATGCCAACACAAAAGAAATACTTCGTAGCGTAGCTAAAGAAGAAATTGATGGTATTGTGAAAGAATCCTTAATGGATGAAGACTACATGGAAGAGGATGTTGATGCTAATTTGACTGAAGATGAAAATTTAGAAGAGGTTGAATTAGAAGACGAATCTGAAGATGAAGAAAATGAAGAAGAATTTGAAATCGAAGATGAGGATGAGTCTGAAGAAGATGAGTCTGAAGAAGAAGGTGAAGAATTCGGAGGTGAAGAAGAGGATGAAGAAGAGGACGAAATCGGAATGGCACCAGTAGGTGACGAATTAGATACGGATTCTGACGAGGAAGATGGTTTCTCAGATGATGATGATGATTTTGAAATTGATATGACAACCGCTTCTGATGATGAAGTTATTGCTGTTTACAAAAAATTGACAGGTGATGATGAAATCAAAATCGTTTTTGATAAAGATGAAGATACTTTAGAAATCGATGTTGAGGAACCAGGTCAATTTATTGTTAAAAATGTTTCAAAAACTGATGGTTCTGAAGAAATGGAATCTGATGTTGATGATGTTGATTCTTTGGAAGAATCTGATTTAATGTATGAAATCGAAATCGATGAGGATTACATGGAAGAAGAAACTATGGAAGAAGAAGAAACTATGGATGAGGTTGCTAGAACTAAAGGTGCTTTTGCATTACCTAAAGCTATGGGTGCTAAAAATCCAGTGGCTGACAAGTATAACCCAGCTGGTGAACACATTCAAGAATCTAAACAAACTAAACAAGCATTAACTGAAGCTGAAAATAAGTATAAAACTTTGTTAGCGGAGTCTAAAGAACTTAAGACAAAAAATGAAGAATATAAAGAAGCTCTTAAGAATTTCAGAACTATGTTAGCTGAGACAGTTGTTTTCAATTCCAACTTAACTTATGTAACTAAGTTGTTCATGGAACATTCTACTACTAAAGAAGAAAAACAAAATATCTTAAAAAGATTTGATGAAGAAGTAACTACAATTAAAGAATCTAAGAGACTTTATAAAACTATCGCTAATGAGTTATCATCAAAAACTCCAATTAAAGAGTCAGTTGAGAAAACATTAGTTAAAGAAGCTGCTTCTGGAACATCAAAACAAATTCACGAATCTACAGCATATGTAGATAAAGAGACTCAAAGAATCATGGATTTAATGAAAAGAGTCGAAAATAGATAATAAATAATAATAAATAAAAATAAAATAATAAATTATGTCACAATTATTAAACTCAGGATTGGTTGGAAATATCGGTTTGAACCATATGAAAGCTATCCGTCAACAAGTACAATCTAAATGGGAATCTTTAGGATTCTTAGAAGGATTAAAAGGACACGTTAAAGAAAACGTTGCTCAGTTATTCGAAAACCAAGCTGGTACATTATTAACTGAATCTACAACTACTACTTCTTCTGGTTCTTTCGAAACAGTAGTATTCCCTATCGTTAGACGTGTATTCTCTAAATTATTAGCTAATGACGTTGTTTCTGTACAAGCAATGAATATGCCAATTGGTAAATTATTCTTCTTCGTACCTCAAACATCTTCAAGAGTTGATTCTGCTGGTAATGCTGGTGACCCATATGCTAACCCAATTTATTCTGCACACACTGGTATGGCTGCTCAAGGTCTTCCTTCATGTGTAGTTGGTGTTAACTGTGTTGTTACTCCATACTTAGCTAAAAACTTATATGATATCTATTACAATGATGGTTTATTTGATAACTCTAAAGGAGAAATCACTATCAGCGTTGGAACTGGATTCTTTACAACTTTAGGAACTAACGGTGCTTATACTGATTTAGCTTCTAACACTAAAATTTCTGCTTTAGCTACTGCTACTGATGGTTCTTTAAGAAGTGCTATCGTTAAAATGTCAGGATTCTCTTCTGTTAATCCAGGTAAATTAACTGGTCCAGATGGAAACGAACAAGATACTGAAGCTTTCTTAGCGTCTTTAAAAATCGTTAACGGTGCTACTGCATTAATCGACCAAGATAATGATACTGTAATCGCTGCTAACGCTGAAGTACCTTTCAGATTAGTAACTCAACGTTACGGAAAAGGAATTGTAGATAAAAACTCTGTATCTGATGCAAACGGTGTTATCTACTTAGAATTAGATTTAACTCACCCAATCAAACAAGGTGGTACTGCTACTTATGATGGTTATGTTGGTGTTGATGCTGCTGATGCTGCAATGTCTGCTTTAACTGTATCTAACTTCTCTTTCTCTTGGGCTTCTTATGCTTCTTTAGAATTAGAAACTGAATTAGGTGAAGTATCTTTCAAAATGGACGAAGTTGTTGTTTCTGTTGAAGAAAGAAAATTAAGAGCTACTTGGTCTCCAGAATTAGCACAAGATGTTAGTGCATTCCACAATATCGATGCTGAAGCTGAATTAACAGCTATGTTATCTGAGCAAGTTGCTGCTGAAATTGACCGTGAAATCTTAAGAGACTTACGTAAAGGTGCTGCTTGGCAATTACGTTGGGACTTCAACGGATGGAGAAAAATTACTTCTGTTGCTGTACCTTATACTCAAAAAGACTGGAATCAAACTTTGATTACTAAAATCAACCAAATTTCAGCTCAAATCCACAAATCTACTTTAAGAGGTGGTGCTAACTTTATCGTGGTTTCTTCTGAAATCTCTGCTATCTTTGATGATTTAGAATACTTCCACGTATCTGATGCTAACCCAGAGCAAGACCAATACAACATGGGTATTGAAAGAATCGGTTCTTTAAGCGGACGTTACCAAGTGTACCGTGACCCTTATGCACCAGCTTACTCTATCATCATTGGTCACAAAGGAAAATCATTGTTAGACACTGGTTATATCTACGCACCTTACGTGCCAATGCAATTAACCCCTACAATGTACAATCCGTTCAACTTCGCACCTGTTAAGGGAATTATGACGAGATACGCTAAAAAGCTTGTGAATAATCGCTTCTATGGAGCTGTTAGAGTTGATGGTGTTCAAACATTTAACATTTCTGAATTAAGATAATATCTTAAATATGAATAACTTAAAAGGCTAGATTAATTTCTAGCCTTTTTTGTTTTTATACATATTATTAAATTTTATGTATAAGATTAGGTTTGTTTCATAATGATATTTTGGTTGGTGTAATGACGTTTTCAAAACCTAGGAAATCTTTGGGTTATAATAAAACGGATGATAATTCATATGAATTGGTTAGATTTGCTTCTGATAATGTAATAGGTGGGGCTGATAAATTATTAAAATATTTTATAAAGAAACATAAACCAAATAAAATAATTAGTTATGCTGATAGAAGATGGAGTCAAGGTGATTTATATCAAAAGTTAGGATTTGATTTCATGGGGACGACAAAACCTAATTATTGGTATACTAAAGATTATAGAACAAGGGAACATAGATTTAATTATAGGAAAGATGTTTTGGTTTCAAAGGGGTATAATTCGGATAAAACAGAATTTGAAATAATGAATGAGCTTGGATATGAAAGAATATGGGATTGCGGTTCATTCAAATTTGAAATGATATTATAATAATATGGGATTAATTATTATTAATCCCAACTAGTTAATGGTGTGTCTAAATTATCTGTTTTTAATTTATCTAATTCAGAATTTAATTCTTCTTGTTCTCTGATATAATTTCTAATTATTCTACCTAAATCCATATCATTTGGATTTTCTTCAGTTAATTTTTTAATATCTAAATAAGTTTGACTTACTAAATTTTTAATACGCATAATATTATTTTTTAACAAATATAATATTAATTTATAATAAAGTCAAGATAGTGTGTGATGTATATTATATATTCTTCCACCATGAATCACTTGAATTTATTTTCATTAATTTTAATTGTAAATTACGTTCTTTTGGTATACAAATTAAATTCACACTAACAAATTTATCTTCAAATATGTCTATAGGGTTATGTTTGAAGTTGTTAATATTGAATAACAGGGTTATGTGCCAATAACAATTATAATCGTTATTTAAAATAAATTCAATCAATGGTTTTGATGATTTTTGTTTATCGTTTTCAACATATAAAATAGGTCTAAATTTTTCAATTGTATTCGTAGCACCATTAAGTACGTTTAATTCCATACCTTCAACATCTATTTTTATTAGATTAACATTAATTAATTCTAAATCATCAATTTTTTTTTGTTCTATCCTAATATCACCTATATTTGATAGTGACACACCACCAAAATTATTAATAGTTTTATAGTCAATATTAGGTAAAAATAAATCATCATTACTTTGACCTAATGCTATATTTTTACATTCTACATTAGTTAAATTATTTATAGCAACATTACCACATAATATGTGATATATGTTTGATTGTGGTTCGAATGATAAGACTTTACCATTTGGTCCGACTATTTTACTAAATGGTATTGTCATTAAACCTATATTAGCACCGACATCTAATATAGTATCATTTTTAGATATTAAACTATTAATTAATTTTATTTCATCATCACAATATTCACCATATTGTGAAATGCTATTACCAATATAATAATCATTTATATTATATATTATTTTACCATATTTAAATTCTGATATTGTATTCATGCTATTAATATAATATTAATTTATAATAAAATCAAGATTATTTGCAAAACGCATTTTGTATTCCATGCTACCATGAATCTGATTCATCTACTTCAGAATCACCAGTCATACCTTCACCCAATTCACTTCTAATTTGTTTTGTGGCTGTAATCCACATTTCTAAAGGTTTTTGTATTTTATTCCAATCTTCTGGGTTTTGAGTTTTTGTACCTAACGCTTTATTTAATAATTCCATACCTTGTTCATAGTTATTAATATTTATTTAGTTGCAGATACATTCTTGTTTAAGATTATCATTATATGGATTATTAAGGTTATAATCAACTTGTTGATTAACCATTAAAGTGTTATGTAACTTATTTTTTATAAAATCTCTCATAATACTATCTTAATTCAACTTGCGATACAATTTCAAAACTAACGGTTTCTTTAATTGTGCTAACTTCTAAATTAGAAACAACTTGTATATCTAAATAATATATATTAGGTATTAAACTTTCTGTATCTAATAAGAAATAGTTAATATTATTTGCTATTTCTACTTGATGGTAATCTATTACAGTATATTCGTTTCTACCTTCTTTAACGTATAATCTATATTTAATAGTATCTAACAATTGTTTTTGTTCAATAGTATAAGGTATTCTAGCTGATACTAATACTTTTCTAACATCACCTCTTTTAATTTTTTCATCTCTTTTTATACCACTAACAGATATAGCGAATGGTTTTGGAGTGTTATCAGAATCATTTAAATTATAATATCTATCAGAATCTTTCATAACGAAAGTTAATTCTATATCAGGCCTATTAATACCATTAATCTTTAGATTTTTCCATTTATCATAAAATTGAACATCTTCAAATATATCACTAGTTGTTGGTATATTGATATTAATGGCGTATACACCTTTTGTTATGTGAATGATTTGGTTTTGATTATAACTTTCAAATACATTTTCATTATTATCAATAATATCAACAGTAGGTAATTCATCTAGATTTGTTGGTTGACCACCTACATTAACATAAAGGTATAATTGATTATCTTTATCTAGGAAGAAATTATGTCTATCATCTTTAATATGATTTGAATAAACAGTTTCAATAAATGGTTCGTAGAATGTATTAGTATATTTTGTAAAGAATCCCACATATTGGTGGTCAAATACTATAGTTTCTTCCAATTCTCTACTATAAGCAATACCTAACCCATGACTAGTGTTACCAGTTAAAATGCCATTAATATATGAAGTAATATCAATTTCTATATTTTCATTACCATTATCAAAGTGTTGAGTTCCAATTACAATTGATGTTGGTGAACCTGAGTATACACCATTCCCATTTGTCCATTTAATACCAGTTCTAGCATATATCCAATTAGATGGGTTTGTACTGTAATTATAATCACCAAAAACTAATATTGGTTCTTCATATTCATAACCAGTACCTTCATCCCATGGCTCATCTATTTTGAATAATACTAAATCGAATGATGAAGTTCTTTGTTTTGAACCTTGAGTTGTATTTAATAAATCCTTATCAAATGCACCAGTATTTGTCATTCTTAAGGTATGTTTAAGTTTTGATAAATCTGTGAATGTACCACCATTATATAATGATTTCAATCTATTATAATCGAATGAGAATATAAATCTACTATACGCATTTCTAGTATCATAACCACCATAAAATAATTCAGTTATTTCATTTTTAGCAGTATTTATATCGCTATTATATATTAATGTATTGTTCTTGTCGAAATAAGTTCTAATTACCATTTGCTTTTTATATATAAATATTATTAAAGTTAATTAACTTTAATATTTTGTGATAACATTTCTTTTTTTAATGATTCTTTTTGTGTTATAAATGGTTTTATTAGTTCATTTTCAAGAATTGGTGTTGATATACCAAAGTCATTATGATTGTGGCTTAGAAAGGCTGTTTCTAACAATTTAAGATATTGTAATAATATATCACCAAAAACAACTGGATGAGCTTCATTTAGTATTCTATTTAATTCTTCATCATCGATGTATGGTGCGGTATTTTCTTTATTGTTAATTTTTGTAAGTGAGAATAATTTCGCTTTTGAATTAATACCATTATCATAAGTAATTAAATTTATTTTATTGGCTACAATATTATTAACACTTATTTCTTTTGTGGTTGTTGAACCATTTTCATTACTTATATTAAATTTAAAACCATGTTTAATTTGAATATATGCTGGGTTAACATTATTAAATTCTTTAGGGTTATTTTTAACAAATTTACCACCTCTAATTAAAACTTCAGAAGATTTAAATACAATATCCGCATTATCTCTACCTTTTATTGCGTAATCATAATTATTATCATATTCAGCGTAAACACCTTTTGCTTCTGGTATTTTTTTTATATCTTCAGATAAAGCTGTAAATGATGTTTTTAATAGTGAATCACTACCAGTAAATAATAAAGGATTTTTTATTGTTAATTCTGAATCACTTAATGGTCCAATATAGAATCTATCAGCATAATATGATTCATCATACCCATTAAGTAGGATTAAAACTCTTTGACCTTTTTTAGGTATAATATTATTATTTCTAGGTAATAATGGTATACAGTTTGGTAATTCTTGTTTTGTGACTTTAAGTCTATCATAATCACTACCGATAATTTTACATTTAATTACATGTGGGTCATTATTAAATTTTCGTGTTAATGTATCTACAGTTTCATCACCAATATATGATAATGTATCTACAGCTTCAACAGTAGCTATTAATACACCACTTTTAGGTGTTGTACCTTTGTTAAAAAACGATGGTAAATTAGTAGAATAATTATTGTTAAAGTACATTATTTATTTTTTTAATCTTTTATTAATAACATCATGAGCATCTTTAAATTTTTGCTCAATTAAAACTAAAGCATCAAAATCTTTTAACATTTTTGTTTTTAATGCTTCATAATCAAATTCCATTTGTTTTATTTCAATTAGAATTTCGTTTGTTGATTTATCTTCCCAATTAGTTTCCATAATATTAAATTACTGCTGAACTAACGCCTGTTGGTGTTGTGTTAGTACCTTGTGCTACTAAAGGTCCACCAGCATTTGCTCCAGTTACTGTTACGTTTATTGATGCTGGTGCTATTGCTCCTTGCACGCTAGCATTATCTTGTATATGTTCTATCGTAGTTTTAGATGTAGCTACAAACGCTGCTGCTACGTTATTTCTTTGACCATGAGTTGCATCATTATTCATTGGTATGCCTAGGTCTGATTCTAACATTGTTAATGTATCGGCAGCTAAATTTCTTGGACTCATCCCAGGTTTTAATTTAGCACCTATCATTAATAAAGCTGGTGGTATTTTTGTGGCTGGTTTTTTAACCAGATTAAATACACCTAATACTAAATCTAAGATTTGAGTTAATTGTGTTAAGTCTTTACCTTTTAAATCTGGTGATTTCTCATCCGATTTACAATCTTTATCAATACTCATAATTTACATTTTTAACATATTTAATATATCTGTAGGTAATAATTTACCAGCAGCCCCCATCATATTTTTTAATTGTTTTACAATTGTTTTATTATGTTCAATAACATCATCAGTTATTTTTTTTGTTAATTTAGCTATTAATTTTGCCATTATCAATGTTAATATAACTTTTATAACAATAGTGGCGATAGTTTTACATATTTGTTTAAACATGTTTCTATTTTTCTTAATAAAATCAATAGGGTCTGAATAAGAAGTACCTTTACCATATATTAATTGATGGTTAATAGAATATAATGCAATTAATTTAGGTGAAATTAAAAAACTAATTAAAGTAAGTGGTAATTGTTTAAATAATTCTAGAATAAAATTAATTTTAACATTTTTAATATCAATTGGGTCTATTACTAATGTTGTTGCGTTTTCTGATAACGCATCTAAAGACTTAGCGGTTGCTTCTCTTTTTGATGTCTCTTTATTTAAAATACCTTGTGGGTTTTCAAAACTATCTTTAATGTTATTTTGTTCAGTTAACAATACATTAGTATCTAACTTTAAAACATTTTTTTGACAGCAGTCTAGAACTCTGACACCTTTTTTCTTTTTCTTGATATCACGTTCCATTTCATTAATTTCTTCATTTGTAAAACTAAAAAAACTATCATCAACTTCATTCTCAGCATGTATGATACATTCAACACTTTTGTTAAACTTTTCCTCTTCCATTAATTTAGCATTAGGGAGTTTAACCATGTTTTTTAGACTACCAAATAAATTATCCATTAGTTTAGTCATAACTTTATCAGTACCTACATCACCAAAAATTTTAATACTATCAACAAATTTCTCATTAAATTGTGTTAGTGTCATTGATGCAGCGCTTGCTGTTGGTCTAAAATTTAAAACATTAGGTTCGTTTTTATTATTAATAGTACCTAAAGGGCTAAATCTAACTTCTAAAAAATCAGTTCCTAGTGTTGAACTTCCCCATGGGTAATATGTACCACCATTAACCGTT